GCCTTGGATATTAACATCCTCTATATCTCTCCCACTAAGAGGCGACAGGTCGCTACTCTCGGCGAAAAACCGAAGCAGCATCGACCAGCCGTCGATAGTCTGAGAGACGGATGGGCTCCGTAGTATACGGACATGGAACTCGCGCTTTTGCAAGTGCTTGTTCCAACGCCATACTCGGGGCTTTTGGTCCTCGGTTAGGTACCGTAGGCTAGGGCATGACATTGTCATGTCTTCGCTTGGGATTCCCGGATACAAGTCCAGTAGTCCCTTTACAACGGTTTTCGTATACCGGAATAAGGGAGTTTCCTCTCTTACGCCATCTACGATAGCGTTGTAAGTACAGTACATCTGTCTATCCCAAAAGGAATTCGCGTATGCGATCCAGGAGGAATAGACCTCGGCGGACGGTGATTCTGACCAGACCGTCTTTAATTTGACGGGAGTGACGTCGACACCTTGGAAGGCGTCCCTGCCACATGACTCTCTAAAGAGTCCACTGGTACAACTCTTATCCCGGTTTATTCGTAAACCAAAGGATTCGAGGTATTCGATCGCGTCTGCGGCATAAGCCGTTGGAACGATCACATCATCACCATACACTAACATGTGCTCTCGCACATGCGCGTTAGGAGCACCGGCCGAAAGAATCGCCCAAATACAGAGTGCCATAATGGGAAAGCATAATGCTGAACCCATTGGGGCAAACTTATTGAGGTTTAAGATTCTTCCGTCAAGGAGCTCCGTGGAGCCACTCCTGCAAGCTTCCAAGGCAACACATATGTGTTCCGGGAAAAGCAGGCGAACTAGTTCAAGAGTAACTCTATCCGAGGCCTCTTTAAGGTCAAGGGTCGAGTACCGACCGTCATGTGAGCCAATCATGGCTACATTCCGATTGGGTTCTTGATCTGTGAAATGCACGACCTCTCTTGTAAGAGGATGCGATTCCACCAGTTCTACAATAGCCTTACCAAGCCCTTGTTGTACCCATTGAAAATCAACAGGTTCACAAGAGATCAGTCGAGGCCCGCGAGAATCTTTCGGCACAAGGATAATCCTGGCCGGAAGACTCTTCTCACAAAGCGTATTATACGCCTTGTAACAATCACAGACGTGACCCAAAGATGCCGTAAAAAAGGCATCGAAAGGATAAACATCTGTGATCTTCGCCGCAACATTCTTCCAACGGTACTTTTCCGAGAGCTTTTGCTTAGTAGCAACAACTCCAGGACCGTGCCTAGGATGAATATTAAGCGGATCAAAGTAGGCAAACAACCTCGATAAGAGGATGCGTGCCTCGCGCACAATGTCAAC